TCAGAACAGTCCTTGCATGATTTCAGGCTGGTAGTTGGTGATGACCAGCTCTCGGCTTTCGTTGGGGGCGCCCTGGGCGTTGGCCACCGAGTACTTGATGCCCAGGTCGTGGAAGGTCAGTCCTTCGTAAGCTCGCCGGATGTCCGGATGGTCGTTGATGCTGACCATCACTTTGCCCTTGCAGGTTCTCATCAGGGCGGCCATCTGCTCGTACTGGTCGAACTCGAAGGGAACGCCGTAGCCTTCGACCTGCCAGTAGGGCGGGTCACAGTAGAAGAAGGTGTGGCTGCGATCGTAGCGGCGCATAACGTCCTGCCACGGGAGGTTTTCCACATACGTTCCAGCCAGACGCAGGTGTGCAGCCGAGAGGTTGTCCTCAATGCGATAGAAGTTGGTCGGGCGGCCGGTGGTGGCAGTGCCGAAATTCTGGCCATCGACTTTTCCTCCGAACGCATGCTGCTGGAGGTAGTAGAAGCGCGCGGCGCGCTGGATGTCGGTCTGCGTTTCAGGCACCGTGGCCTGCAGCCACTTGAACACTTGGCGGCTGGAAAGCGCCCACTTGAATTGCCGCACGAACTCCTCGGGATGATGCTGGATGACGCGGTAAAGATTAATCAGCTCGCCGTTGATGTCGTTGAGCACTTCTGTTTTGGCCGGGATCGGCCGAAGGAAGTAAAGCGCAGCGCCGCCGGCGAAGACTTCGACATAGCATTCATGTTGTGGAAAGAGCGGGAACAGCTTCTCAGCCAGGCGGCGCTTGCCGCCCAGCCAAGGGATGATCGGACTGGCGTCCATGAAGGTCTCCTGATGCAGCAGACGCTCCGGGGCGCTCTGGTTCGGGGCTCGAAGCCCTCAAGAGATTCAGCGCGCCGCAACGCGGGCACTTGATATTCAGGACCGAGTATTCTGCCTCGGCCAATTTCCGGCCACAGCCGGCACAGCGAACAACTTGCAGCACACGCAATTCCTTTGCACGGGTGGTAAGCTCGTCCAGCCTGTACAGGCAGGAGGGCCTTGGCCACGGTTTGCAGTGCATGCTGCGGATACGGGTGGCGCTTCGGGTGCTCCAACACCCTCGGCGCCGCCCTCCTTCTCTCAATGTTTTGGCGCAACTGGACCGCAGCTCCAATTCACGCCAACCTGTGTCTTTGCGATGTAGTCCGCAGTCCCCTTGAGCCGCGCGACGGCCTCGGATTGGCCGACCGTCGCGCATATACCGAGACCACACATGCTCACGAGCTTCATCAGCACGTTGGCAACGTCTTGGGCAGACCCGCAACCACATGCATTGACATAGTTCTGCATCGTTTCCTTTGCCAATGCTTCCGCGTCAGTGGGCGTGATCATGCTGTTTCCTTAAATGAGAGATTGGCCTTGATGCCGAAGTTGCCGCGCTCACGCCAGCCGAGATAGGCATAGAAGCGCTTTGTCTGAACGCTGACGAAGGGCATCCAGCCGAGGCAGCGGAAACTGCGCAGCAGGTAATACCCCGCTACGGCAGCAAACACCGGCCACTGGGTGAAGTCCAGGTGCCAAGCAATCAGGCCTGACAGCCAGATCGCCAGACACATCAGGGCCAGCACCACTCCAGGAGCGTCTCGCTTGACCTTGCTCACCGCCCAGAAATGAAAACGCTGTTCATACGGCTTCAGACAAGCTGGACAGTTCTGCTCGAAGCACAACAGCCCGAGCCTCGAGCGCCTGCAGTTTGGACACGTCCTGAATATCGGGAGCCTCGCCGGCTGTAGTAGCTAATGCGATAGCACGCGCCGGCCGAGCCGAGTCCGCGTCGATCTGGACTAGCTCAGCAAGGATTTCAGCGCTGCGAGCGGTTGCTAGATCAGCTGCTGACGGCGCAGGCGGATCGATAAGCGCCAGAAGTCCATCTTTGACAACTATGGACTTGCCCATGGCTTGCTCGGCAAGGGCTGCAGCATATTCGTCTGAGCTAATCTCTACCGCATCGGCCGGGATCACGTTGTGGATCGCGGCATCGTAGAAGCCTTTTGTGCTCGCTGAGTAGAACATCTTGTCTCCCGTCATTAGTCGATTTTGCCGATTGCGATGTAGCGAAAAGTCTGTGCTCCACCCCCCGCCATACACGCTCCGAACCCCGTCTTTGTTCGGACTACATCTGTCGAGACGTATGCGCCCGAAAAGTAATTTGAGTTCCAAGTACCCGGGAGAATTTGCAGTGGGTCCGCAGTAAAAGCGATAGGAAACGAAATCCAGCGCGCCACATTTGCAACCCATGCGCCATCCGCGAGCACGCCCCACTGCCACACCAGTCCGCTGGGCAAGCGCTGGTAACCCGCCTCAGCGGACAGGACGCTGAACTCTTTTGTGTACTTGAAATTAGCGCTACCCCCGGCGAGCACAAACGAATTTGTACCCTGGGAGACAAAAGAAGCGTTGCAACCATCACCGATGAGGGGGATCGCTGCAGGCACAACGCCAAAGCCGAGAACGAAGTTCCCTCCAACCGTTGCGATGGTCGAGGAGCCAGAGCTGGAAAAGAAGTCAAACCGTGCGCCGACCGGCGCGTCAGTCGGCAGAGTGATCGCAGAGTTCGCAGTGACAACGAAAAAAGAGCCGGCCTGAGCTTTTGTGACCGCGTAGTTCCCACCGGTGATGTAGACAACCCCGGAATGATTGCCAACGCTACTGAGCGGCGCCTTGGCGGCCAGCAGATCTCGCAGCTGCGTACGACTTCCAGCATTGAGCGGCTGAAATACTTCAATGGCGCTGCACAGCTCCTCCTGAACCGCATTGCAGAACGCAGCATTGAGTTCCGTGGCGGCAACGCCGGCAGCCTTGTTGCCATCCCTGAAACCAGGCTTTCCCACGCCGAACAAATCGGCCAAGGCGGTGGATGTACTGATCCGATGCATGAGTGAATCTCCTAGGAGTAGGCAAAAAGTACGGTTGTGTGGGCGGGGGCGATCTCGAGCATGCGGCACTCGATCGCTTTGTCCCCCCATGTGGCGAGAGGGCTATCGCATGCCGAGTTACAGGTCATCTTCAGATCCCCGCCGTTGTCGGGCAGGTGCAAGATCCAGACAGAGCGATCCGCCTCGCTGTTCAGCGCGGCATTGCATGTCGAATTGCAGGTCATCGGCGCAAAGCGATGCTCAACGGTTGCACCGGCATAGCCAAAGCGCGCCGCCATATCAATGAAGAAGGCAGGGCTAGCGCCGCCGACAGCCGTCAGCTTCCCGTGCAATGCCAGGCGTCGTTGTTCGATGCTCTGATCCAGCTCCAGCACAGTGATGCAGGAATCCGGCAGCGCAGCAACACGTTCCCAGTCCGGTAGCAGCTCGCGGGTCGTGCGCGGATCAATTTCATCCAGCAGGTTCTCGGCCCGCGTATGGACCTCGGCGAACATGACAGCAAAGCCGCTCAACAGTTTGGTGAGAATGGCGCCGGGCGTACGAGGCCAGGCGAGGCCTAGAGGCAGTAATGCCTGCAGCTGCTGAAGGTAGCTACTCACGTTTCGCTCCAGGTGATACCGCCAAAGGTCGCCATCCGGCCTGTCAGGCAAGTCACGTCCGCCGCCGGCGAATGCAGAATGTGATTGTTTTCGCCTGAGGCAATGGAAATGGCCTCGCGCATATGGCTCAACAGCAAGGTTCCGCCTGGCACGGCCTCGCGCAGATGCAAGTCGCGCAGCTCTGCCTCCACTGCGGTACGCACGGTGCTTAGATCCGGGTCTAGCGCGATGACGTAATTAACGGGCTGAGCGATCGGCGCCATTGCAATCGGTTCAGCAGTCACAGGCGCCTGTTCGTCGATATAGGCCTGCACTGCAGCTACCTCGGCGGCGTTGGGGAACGGGTCAGCATCGTTGTCGCGCATGAAGCGCACGGTCACGTTATTGGATGCCAGCTCTTTGGGATAGGACCAGGCGCGCGTCACGCCCGGCACCTCCAGCGCCCACCTCACGTAGTCGTACTTCGCGCCCGCCATCGGGGTCTTGCGGATGCGCTCGAGCACGCGAGTGCGTAACGCCGCCACACTCTCCTGGTCGGCACCGCCGTCCAGGCTCAGCACGACTGCGGATGACTGCACGCCAGTGATCGGTGACTCGGCGCTCAGCACAACGCCCGCATCGGCGTTGCCGTCCTGACCCGGCTCAAGCGCAGCGATGGCCACCACACCCGAGCTTGCGGTCAGGATGCGTTCTGCAGTCACCTCATAGCGCTGACCATCGGCACGCTTGTAAACAGTACCCACCTCGACCACGGAGCCCGCCGTGCCAGTGACTGTCATGGTTCCCGATGCGAACTCAGCGGGGATGCGCGGCGTCGTGAGCCAGATTTTTGCGTAGCGCTCCAGGATCTCTTCCGAGCAGGTATCCGGCAGGATCTGCGCGGCAACCCAGGCAATGAATCCGTATAAACCGTGAGCCGTTGCCGCGAGCACCTTGGCCAGCACATTAAGATTTGAACGGCGCAGCTTCGCCGAGGCGGTATCGAGCGAGGTATCGATCGAGGTCACTACGCGTTCGATCAGCTCAGCCAGCGTTGGTCGGGTAAAGCTCATGTCGCGCTCCAGGCAGATTCAAAACGGAACGTGACGGGCGCGTTGCTGCCCAAGCGAGTGATCGACACTTTCAGGCCAAGAATCCCGTCACGCGGGTTGCTGGCCACCACGCTTACGCTGCTGGCCACCTGGTCATCGAGCAGCCAGCGCAACGCCTCTTCTGCATATTCACGTGCGCGGGCGAGCCCGGCCGGAAGCTGTTTTTCACGCTTCAGCAACCAGAGACGGGATCCCATCTGGTCCCCTTCATCGTCTGCAAATGAATCCCCCCACCAGCCGCGCCGGTCAGAAGACCCAGGGGGAAGTTCGTCCGCATCACCGGCCCGTCGATCCGTGAAGAGCGAGAGCACAACGGCAGTCTCCAGCCCGTCATCTGTCTCCAGGCCGAGTTCATCCAACCCGAAATCGAGTTTGCTTTGCAGATCGACCCAATGCGTACGGATATCGCTCATGACATCTTCTGGCGGGGCGCATTGGTGTTGCCACCCGTCTGATTGTTCTCGGGGTGGTCGTGCTGGTCGAACACCTCGCGCATGGTTGACATGGCACGGCCCGAGGGTTGATCACAGTGGTCCTTGATCTCGCCGGTCACTTCGAAGAGGGGGGTCTCTGCGCGCACCTTTCGGGTCGCGACCAGCTCTACGGTGACCGTTTCCAGCCGCACCTTCGTGCTGGCCTGCACGGTGACAGTCGGGGTGTCCTTCACCAGAATCGGAAGGCCGGCGCCCTGGACCACCATACCCGCGCGAGTCAGATGCACTTTCTGGCCCAGATCGTCGTAGATCGCGACCTCGCCTTCTTCCAACCCGCGCAGTCGATAGCGCCGGTCATCCACGCAGATCACGACACCGTGGTCCCGCGCGCCGCCAACGGACAGATAGACCCCCTCTGCCCCCGGCAGGGGATGCGATGTCAGCCCATAGTTCTGAAAGCGCTCGACCACGTCACGCAGCTCGTCACCGAGTAGCTGTACCTGCAGGCCCTGCAGCTTGAGCGAGTCATCGACCACTTTGAGCACAGCCCTGGAAACCATCAGGCGCATGCGCCGGGCCAGAGGAGAGAGCATGCGAGCGAAGGCGGCTTCCATCACATCAGCTCCCATCGATCCGTTTTCTGCTTCTTCTCGGCCTGGGTCTTGTCATTGATCTTGCGCGAGAGACGCGACTTGCCGATGCCGGCGGCCAGTGAAAATGCACTCGGCGCGGCAAATGTCAGTTCGGTGGTGGTGCCACCCTCACCATCAAGTGAATACGTGCAGCCCACGATGAGCATGGTGGCGTCGAGCCACAAACGCGGACTCTTCACATGCACAAGTGCATTGGGTGCCCAAAGCTTTCCATCCGGCCGCCGCCACCCCTGAACCGTTACCGTTCCACGGTTACCTCGACCGCGACGCACATTGCGCTCCCACTCCGCACGATCTCGCAGGGTCGTGGCATTTGCGTGATCTTCCGCGATCACGATCAGAGGGCGATGGCGTTTGACACTGCTATCCGTTACCACAGCCTCGTTGTGGGCCACGGCGTCACCGAAAGCGTCATCGCTGCCGCTGTCCTGACCGCGCAGCACATACTTCGAGAACCGTTCGCGGCGGGAGAACTGGGCCGAGCCGGATTTGATATTGACGCCTTCTTCCAGCACTACGGAAATCACGGCCTCCGATGCGCGCGTGATCACCAGGGCACCTTCCGCATTGCTGGTGAGCAACATGGCATTCAATCGAGCCGCGCGGTCGAGACATTCGAAAACCGTCTGCCCCGGATCGATGCCGAAACTTGGAAACGCTTTTCCCGGATCGACCTCCATCACCAGCGGAACGCCGAAGGGCGCCAGCAGATCGGTTGCGATCTGTTTGATCGTGGCGTTCTTCCATTGCCCGCTCTTATGGATGGCTGAGCAATCCACCAGGTCTGCGGTCTTGTCCCGCCCGGCTATATCAATACTGTGGGTTGTGGGGTCGTAGGAGGGCGAAAAATCATCCAGCCAGCCCGTGATCACCGGCTCGTCATCGAGCAGAAGCTGCGCGGAGAGATCAGAATCCAGCGCCAATCGATCCAGGCGATTGGCGCTCACATCCTCGGTCACCCCGAGATTGAATTGCCCGGCCATTTGCTCGATCGAGCGCTCGGCCCGAAGCGTTTTCCAGCCTGTATACGTCGTGCCGCCGAGCTTGAGCGCGGCAACACCAGCAGGGCTTGAGGCTGTGGAAACGGATGTCATGCCCGGCAGGCTACCGGGCATGCCAATGCGCTTCCGCTAAAGCACTTTAAGAATCCACCAGCACCTGCAATGCCACGCCGCCAGGCACAAAGCCGGGATGCTGGATCGCGGGGTTCCGGGCCAGCACGTCGCTGTCACGTGTCGCGTCGGCATAGATCCGGTAGGCGACAACAATTGCGGGCGTTGTGGCAGGCAAGGTCAGCGAACTCAGCCTCGGCAAGCGAGCACCCCGGCTTGCTACGTCTTGCACCAGGGCCACACGTAGCGCACTCAAAGCCGAATACACGTCATCGCTCTCGGCCACCGCCGCCAGGGTGTCGATCTGTTCGACCAAGTCCTGACGCACTGCAATGGCGTCATCAACGGTGTCAAATTCCGCATCCGCCGCCGCGACGCACGCTTCAATGGCCGCACTTTGCTGCACCAGGCTTACCATCGCCGCTGCATTCACCGCCTCTTGCTCGCGGGCGGGCGTCAAGGGCGTATCCAAGGATGCGACAGCGGCAGCCCCGGCAGACAAGGGCGCGGCGTCAGTCGCCCCACTTGTCGCGATGTATGACACGGCGGCAGACTTTCCGAATCCGAACAAGTCCTTGAGGCTGCTGAGTGCGGTGATCGGATTGTCCGACAGACTCCGCGCCCCGCCGATCAGCGCCTGCACGTTGCTGGCGAACGATCCGGGTGAGGCAATCAGGCTAGCAAGCTCAGACGACACTCCGTTTGCCGTAGCCAGCCATGCAGCGGCAGACGACAGATCGGGAATCATGCCGCGCAGCGTTGCCATCTTGCTCATTGCAGTCTGCGCCATCGTGAGTGCAGAGTTGGCCACGAAGGCCGGCTGGCTGGCAATGCTGTACCGCTCGGCAAAGCTGGCGACGCTTGCTGTACGCGCAGCAACCGCTGCGCTTTCGATGCGCGATTGCGTGTCCGCCTGGACGATAAGTTGAGCCGTCTTCCCGCTTTCAACGAAGTCGAGCGAGAAACGCGCCAGCCCACCTTCTTCAAAACTCTCCGAGACACGTACCGGGCCATCGAGCACAACCTGGCGGCGACCATAGAACGGGTGAACCAGCTCCCCGGGGCCGGCGGTTTCCAGGGCCTCGATCAGCTTGTCGCGGGCAGTGAAGTAGTCCTGCCCAACAACAAGGGCTTCAACGCTGAAGCGCCGGGTACGGCGCCCCATGTCTTCAGAGCCAGGCTCATTTCGCTGCGGGTATTCATGCAGAACCGTGCGCCGGCCAATTTCGCTATCGGCCGAGCGAACGGAAAACGGCACATTCCTGAATGAAGCTGGCTGAAGCCGATCACGCCAGGCGCTCATGAGACCACCATCGTGCGGCCGGCATAGCCCACCTGGAAGGGCACTGCGGCATTGTCTGTCCGTGCTTGCACGCGCTGTACCACGCCCGCTTGATCGATGCGGATCCGGATTTCCCCGCCGACCTCGGCCGGCTTGGTTTTCCTGTCTTGCTCGATCGTGCGCGCAGCACCCAAGCCTCGCGAGATCTGCGGGCGGGTGGCGGTGCCATCGGCCGGCGGTTGATTCATGTCGATTGCGCGCTGTGCTTCCTCCGACCCGAACAAGGCAAGAACGCGCGCGACACTCTCACCAATCTTGTCTCCCACGGCGGTGCCATCAATCAGGGTCTTGCTCAACAGGGTGCCCAGCCCATACCCGAGCGCACCAGCAGCCGTTACGCCCGCTGCGGCAGTGCCCAGCCCGGCCGCCCCCATGCTGCCCCACGTGGATAACGGGAGCCCCCCAGCCAGCACGGCCAGCGTGCGCGCCTTGGATGCCACCTTGACGACTGCAGGGGCGGCACTGGCCGCAGCCCCTGCAGCCCCCGCTGCATCGGCTGCGGCCGACGCGGCACCGCCGAGGCCACCTGCCGGCATATTGACCACGAAGACCGGGGTCACGCCCGCTGCCTGCTCGAGTACCTTGCCTTCTGCCACCCCGGCGGCGGTGCTACCGAAACGGCCGGCAAGCGCACTGATTCCCTTGCCACCGTAACGGGCGGCCGCAAAGAGCCCCAGCGCTCCGACGGCGCCCCCGGCCACCATTCCTTCGCCCGAGAGTTCCAGGCCGCCGTTGGCTTGCTTATCCAGGCCAAACTTGATCGCATTCTGCAGGGCGTCATTGATGGGTTTGGCGAAGTCATCCGCCGCTTCGCGCAGCCGGGCCTTGAGGCGCCCGGTCTGGTCGACGGCGTTGCTGATCGCCGCAGGGAGATCCCGCTCCAACGTGCCGCCGGCATTGCTGATCTCGCCGGAGAACTGCCGTACCTTGCCGAGCATGTCGCCCCCCAGTAAGGTGCGCAGGCCCTTGATGGTGTCCAGGTCGGCATGGCCGAACGCTTCGCTGACGAAGCGTGCCCGGTCCTTATCCGTCGTGAGTTTGTCGTACTGCCTCTTGATGTCCGCCAGCACGTCGAGCGCATCGCGGCGTTCGCCCTTCGCGTCGAAGAACTTCACGCCAGTTGCCTTGTTGGCGTCCTGCATGTACTTGGCGTTGGTGAAGATTCGCAGCGTGCTGTCCGCCAGGGTCGCAAGACGTTCGGGGGCACGTTCGACCATCGAGAGCGCTTCGATGAACCCCAGCGTCTTGTCAAACCCCATGCCGGCGCTAGACGCATTGACGCCCACCCGCGCGAAGATGTCGGAGAGATTCTCAAGTTCGGCGTTACCGAGGCGTCCGGCCGCAGTCATCTTGTCCAGGAGCAGCAGTGCTTGCCCCGGTCTGGCGAGATCAAAGTCAAACGCAGTTGCCGCGACCGTGAGACTGCCAGTGAGCTTGTTTGCACTTGCGCTGGTGACCGCGACAGCTTTGTTGGTCGCGTTAAGCACAGGCAGTGCTTCGTCGAAGCCTAGACCAGCCTGCACGGCATTATTGAAGCCCGTCTGCAGATCATCAACCTGCTGGCCGGTATCGCCAGCCATGGTGAAAAGCTCTTTGCGGAGCTGTCTGACCTGGTCAGACGACATCCCGGCAGTCTGTCCGATCTGGGTCAGGCTCTTGTCCATCCGAGCCGACTGCACGGCCAACGCAACCGCGCTGACCGATAGACCGAGCTGGGCCAACTGCCCTTGCACCGACCCCGCCGCTGTACTCAATGAAGCGAGCTCCGCGCGGGCGCCGCTGGCAAAGCCACGCACGCCCGAACTTGCCTGCGTGAGGCCCGAAACAAAACGCGCCGAATCGGTGTAGAGGCGCAGCGCGAGGGAGAGATTGCGGTCACTCATCTTGAGGGCGGATCAGAGTCGTCATATACAGCTGAAACTCGGCCGGAGGCAGGCGGCGAATATCCGCCCGGCTCCAACCTGTTTTCATGGCAAGCAAGAGCTCCTGAATCAGGAAACTTCTTCGCTTGCCGAGTCGGCTTCCCCCAGCAGATCGAGCTCCGACTGCGCCGCACGCAGCGTGCGCCAATCCGCAGGCTTCAACTTGCTGAGCTGCTCAAGCATGAACGGCCCTTCAAAGTCGCCCACACGCACCAGTTGCAAGGTCATCAGCTGCGCATTGAAGGCGAGTGGCTGCGTCACAGAGGCCTCTTCTTCGGCGGCCAGCAAGTCTTCGACCAGCGCTTCACGCATCACAAAATTCTTATGCAGGTGCCCCTTGATGCGAATGCCGACGCGCAGTGAGCCATGCAGCTGGCCATCGACGATTTCAAACCCGAGCGGATGTGCTTTTTGGGTCATCTCAGTTTTCCTCACACGCCATGGCTTCGAAGCGAAGGCTGATATCGCCGCCATCGATCTCCAAGGCTTTCGCGCACCAGGCATTGGTAAATACGTAGCTGCGCTTGGTGTCGGTGGCAAAGCTGATCGTTGCGTCGCTGATGGCAGCGAGGTCTTTCAGGCTCACGTCGTATTTGTGCGGAATCACGCATTCGATATAAGGAATGGTGGTGCTCTCCTGATAGCCGAGCACCCCGGTGTCTCCCGTCACGCCTTTACGTTCCGCGTTGCCGTAGCCCATCTTGGCCTTTTCTTTCGATCCGAGCCGCTTTCCGGCCACCGTGATGAAACAACGCCCTGTCAGTTGCATGATGGCCTCTCGTTACAGGATGAATTGAACGGCCGCCGCGAAGACGTCGAACTGATTGACGACGTTCGGCGGGATGATGGCATTGACACGATTCTCGTCGGCAGTGGAGCGCACCACCTTCAGATCGGTCTTGAACTGCTCCAGATCTTCCAGCAGCCCGACCTGGGCAAGCTTGCGAGCCTCACCCACCAAGGTGTCATAGATCAGGCTGGGGGTTGCGATCGGCTGGCCTGGCTGAATCAACGCGAGCACGTCGTCATTGGCGAGCTTGTGGCGCGGATAATCGCGTGCGATGGCGCTACGGAACACGTAGCGCATGTAATCCACAGTCCACTTGGTGTTGAGCTTGAGCAGGCTGCGATCATCGATGCCGAAGGTGTTGGTCTGGTAGGTCGTGACAACTTGCTCAACCATCGTCACACCGCTCTCGTCAAAAATGATGGTGCTGATGCCGTCGTGGAGCAGCAGGTTGCGCTCCGTATCCGTGAAGCGATCCGCTTCAGCCGGCGCCATCACATCAGGCAGTACGATGCCGCGAAACGGCACAGCGGGATCATTACTGCCAGAGAACTCGACGCCGGCCGCGAATTGCGCAGCAATCACCCAGGGTAGCGTCGGGCTCTTGTTCAGCCCTGGCGCCGAGGAGTGCGCACTATTGCGCGCACTGCCATAAGTTTGCAGGGCAGAAACGGTTCCATTCTTGAACGTAAACACATGGCCAGCGCGCATATCCATGCCACCCCAGCGTGATGCCAGCTCGCTTTCCATGACGGCCATATTGGCCGGGTCAGACCAGGGCATCACGATGGTGTAGAAGGCGCCACTGCTCATTGCGGCGATCGCCGTCAGCACATCCGGATTACCCGCGCCGCCTGCCATTGCGGCTGTCGTCAGCGTGATGCCCGCCGGCGTGGTCTCGCTGTCGTAATAGTTCCAGCGAAGATCAATGCTGTTGCCCTCAAGACCTTTGTGCCGCGCCGTAAGCGTTGCCTCCGCTGCTACTGCGGCAGCGGTTACCGGCAAGTCCGCATTGGCATTGATCGCCGCCGCAATACTCGCCGCCACGGCCGATGCAGCCTGACCGGAAGTGATTCCTACGGCCAGGCGATTGCCCCCGACGTAAAGGTATGCCGTGCCGGACTCTGACGCGGTGCCTACAACGCTGATCTTGGCCGAGGCGGCAACGCCGGCCACCAGATCATCCAGCGCCAGGGCGAAGGTTTCCGTGTAGGGATTGACCTTTTGCGAAGCGGCCACGATTTGCGCCAGCATCGAGCCACGCCCGAAGTACTTCACGCCGTCTTCCTTGCGGGTCACACGCGTCAGCACGCCTGCGGCCACGCTGCCCGCAGCCAGGCGCTGGCCCAGGAGCAAGATTCGGCGGCGCTGGCCCGGCAAGCCCCGCACAGCCTTGGTATGGTCAATCTCGATGTACTGGCCCGGCACACGCCAGTCCAGAGGGATCGAAAGAAAAGCGATATTGTCTGCGCCCATGTTCAGGCTCCTTTACGGATAGTCGTCTTGGAGGCCGCGCCGGCATCTGCCGAGGCTTCTTCTACGAGGGGCTCGGCGGCCATCTCCGGAACGGCGCTGAGCGTTACGTCGCCATCACGCTCGCGGCGCAGCCAGAACGAATCGCGCTCGACCTGCTCGCCGTCGGGGTTGAGGACCGCGCCATCCGGCTTGCGCACGCGCATGCCTTTAGCGGGGGTTGCGAGGATTTTTGCCATCGGTATCTCCGGTTACTCCAGGGTGAGTTGGTCGCTCAGCGGCGGCATCGCCGTCGCATGGTTCGGGGGTTCGTGCAGCCAGTTCGTGTGCTCGTTGGCACCTGCAAACGGCGGCAGGTCATAGTCGGAATTGAAGGTTTTGAAGTCCGCCAGATCGGTGGCCATCAATGCGTCATCCAGCTCGGCGCGGGTGCTGCAAAGGATCGATGCGGCGGCGAAACCATGGGCAGAGAACGCGGCCGCCTTGCTTGTAGCCGCCTGCCTTACGCTCCAGGTGAATCCACCGCTGGTGTTTCCGGCCACCCGTGCAAGAGCCGAATCCAGCATCTCGTAGAGGCCGATGGTTCGCGCGTCCCCCTGGCGCGCTGCAACGGGGGAGCGGCTGTTCCGTGCCAGCAGAAGCAACTCGAAGCGAGGGATCACCGTTCGCGCGGCGCTCGGCTCGAACTCCACCAAATTGAAATCCACGTAGATGGCAGGCGCCTGGGGAGCAATCGTCTTGATCAACTCCTCCACCGGAAGGTTTGGCAGCACTTCCACCGTGCGCAAAACCTTTTTGAGCGGCGCAAGGAGGGTGAGGAGAGAGTCCTCGGCCTGGGCGATCACTTGAAGCGCTCCAGGAACTCATCACCGAACACGCGCCGGCTGCTACGCACCTTGACCGGGATGGCGGGCACGCTTGTCGCCTCGCCGCTATCCGCCTCAGCGACCGTACCGAAACTGGCCTTGCCCGCCTGCACATCCTTGAGGAAGGCAACGGCCGCCTGGTAGCGCTTCTCTACCAGCTCGGTGACCACGTCGTCGAAAAGAAAGTAGCGGGCGATGTCACTCGCGAGGCGCTGCACCACGCCCGGCACGGGCGAGAGTGGCACCGCGTAGCGCGAGGCGAGATAGCCATCGATGGTCTGATCTGCATCGCGCAGGGCGCGCTCAAGTACCACCACGCCCGCTACAGCCGCAGCCTGCTCCTCGGCGCTCCAGCTCGAAAGATCGCCCGCTGCGATGACCGCCGCGAGTAGCTCGCCCGACACCAGACGCGGCACTGCGCGATCAGCGCGCTGCGCGAGCTCCTCAGCGCCAAAGCGGGTCAGCAGGTCAGATGGGGTGGCGTACACAAAAATCCTTCGCGAGAATCACTACGAAGGAGTGTGTTCGCCAGAGCAAACACCGTCTTGTAAAGACGTTTAGAAATCAAATGGCCGAGCTTGCCAGATGGGACAGTCCGGAAAGGATGTCCTCCACGTCGCCATCAATACTGACGGCGGAAAATCACGGCAGCGGACCTCTCAGGTAAGGCTTACCCCAGGTCACCCCGGCAGACACCACCCCGGACGCGAACGTGGCAAGGCACTGCATATTGTTTGACGCATCAGCACCTGCAAGCGGGGTCGTGACAATCGTTCGGGCGACTCCCGTCAGCCCACGGGCAGTCGGGAGCACAACTGCAACAGTCGCGCTGGGCGTCGATCCCGTATCACACGTCACCGACAGTGAGCGCACGTTCTGATGCCCTGCTGCAAGCTCGACAAGTGCCCACGCTTCGTACCTTTGCCCCGCCACGCCGGAGTACGCAGTGGACTTCCTGAAATTAACGACACGCCCTGTTACTGATGCCGTGCCAGAAACTGCCAGCCCTTGCCCCTCGGCGCCATAAAACTCCGGGACCTTGGAGCAAGCAACAGCAATCCCTGCATCGTTTGTTTCAACAGTCCAGCCAGTCGCAACGACGCCCGTGACCAGCGCTCCCAGCTTCGCGCCGGCAGTTCCTGCGAGCTGCGGATTCCCTGCCGCGAGCAGCATATTGCTCGGGTCGAGATAGAGTTTGGTTTGGTCTCCGCCCACAGTTAGCGCGATCAGCTCTGTAGCAAAGGCCTCGCCCAACTTTATTGCGCCGCCCCAATTGGGGTGCAACCCGTCATCGCAGTCGACTGACGCGTCAAACGTCGCTTCGATATCAACGATCCGCAGCCGAGGAGACGCCATTCCAGCGATCAACTCATTCAGTGCCAGACGATCATCACGCCGCGCAGCGCTCAGCCCCATCCACGTCGCATCGTTGCGCGGCAGCACCTTGCACAGCACTCCGGCCTTTGCGCCACCGGCAAAATAGTTGTCAACGCATTGCCGTATGTCAGCAGCGATTAAATCGGGAGTGCGGCTTGTTCCGGCAAGATCATTCGTGCCCGCGAGCAGCGTAAAGAGCGCGGGAGACAGCGCATTGACAGATGCCGTCTGCGTCGCCATTTGCTGCGCAGTCTGCCCGCCTGTTGCTTGATTGCCCTGATACGGCCAATACAGCTTGCCGTTCGTGAGCAGCGACGCGACAAAAATCCACTGCGGCCCGTTACTTCCCGCAGTGATCGAGTCGCCCTCCGAAACGACTATCGAGTTGAGCGGTAGCTTTGGGCTTTGGCGCGTCTGCAAAATCCCGCCCGGCCGCGCCTGCAACACACTGCCCACCGCAGGCCGCAGCGCTGATGACACCACCTGCCGGATCATTGCGAGAGGCGAATCGTGGGCGTGCCGGCAGTGAGTGCCGTGGCGTTGGCGCGGTAGCGCACGCCTTCTTCAGGCTCATGCGCTACCAGGCTGACGGGCGCAGTAAAGGCGACCGCACTGCCGAGTTGGTCGGTAAGTGGCGCCCAGCTCGTGCCTGCATCGAAACTTCGCTCGAGGCGGACGGAGCCCGTGAAAGCGCCTGTGATGTGGACGTTGAAATTACCAAAGAGCTCTACGCCATTGGTCGCACCCACGGCTGCGAGTTGCTGCGTGAGCACACGAGGCTCGCCGGAGAGGCGCAGAACACCGCCCCCGGTCAGCCGCAAGGGCACCAATACATCCTTTCCGGAGGTGTCCTTACCGGCCAGACCAAGAACGAGTTCGCTCATGTCATCAGGCCTTCATTTCGACCAGCGCTTCGGGGAAGAGGCACAGGGAGAGCGGATTGGATTGCGCTTCCATATCCCAGCCCTTGCCCAGCCTGCGCGGCTCGGCCTTTGAATAGAACGGGCGGCCGATGGTGTTGACCGTTTCGTTGTAGTTCGCCGGGCTATTGTAGGTGCGGAAGATGCCAGAGCCGAAGGGCACCAGGCGGGCCACGTCAGCCGGAATGAAGCGCTGGCCAGAGACCGTTACATCGAGCTCGATAAAGGTGACTCCGCCGAAGGTGAAGCCCGAGCGCATGTCACCGCCGAGGCGATCCTGCGCCTCCTGGTAGTTGGCGTAGGCTTTCTTGACGTTTTCATGCTCGGTCAGTCCATCAAAGAAATCCGGGCCGGTCCAGGCGAGGAACTTCTGCACGGCGACGCCGTTGAGCTTCTTCTCGCTATAGCGCTTGGCATCCATCACCAGCTTGCGCACATCGGTATCGACGGCGCCTAGCGCGATGTTGGCCGTCTTCTTGGTGACATCGAACTCCTCGTAGAGGTCGTAGATCACCGATCCGTCGGAATCGAGGATCTTGCCGCTGATAGCGCCGATCCGACCCCATTCGCGTGTAGCGTCGATGCTGTTGCGTAGCCCTTGCAGCTTGTCGTTGATCACGGCCGCCTGCCCTTGCAGCTGGGCAGCGGCCGGGGCCAGTTCGCCGCCGAAGGTGGCAATGCCCTGCAGCTCGGCCGGCAGGATCTGACCGGAGACTGGCAGGTGCAGGGTCTCGAACGTGCGACGGGTGCGCTTGCCGCTTTTCATCGGCGCGGGATCATCATTGCGCGAGGTATTGGGCACCAGTACCAGGCGGCCATTGCGTTCGTCGATGGTAACAAAGGCGGTGCTGACGCCGCTTTCGGTGAAAAGTCCGGAAGCACCAACCTTGCTTTCAAAGGGCGGCAGCTTGTTGATGGCATCGGTGAGCGTAGAGACGCGGAACAGATCGGCGAGATTCATGAGTGGAGTCCTTTACAGAGCAGCACGGGCAACAACGCCGCGCGCCTCGAGTTCAGAGAGGGCGGTGGCTTTCTGGGCATCGGTGATGCCGGCCGGCCACACGAGCAGATCGGCATCGACCACTGCGCCGCGCGGAATCACCACACCGGCCTTGTCTGCCGCCGAGGCATCCACGTCTTCGCCGAGTACGGCGAAGGAGACCTTGGCCGCGCCGGCACCTGCAGGATCGAGCTGCTTGTACTTGCCAGTCACCTTGGCGAGCACAGTGCCGATCTTGTAATTGCCGCCGGTGAGCGTGCCTTTTTCCTTGGTCCAGCCAGACGCGACTTCAACCAGAAGCAGGTCGGCCAGAGAGATTGCGAGAGTGGATTTCATCGTGCCTCCAGAGGCGTTCAGGATTGTTTAGCGCGGGCTTCGGCATCAGCCACGAGCGGGTTGGCGACGAGCTTCTCGGCGATGCGATCCTTGCCGGCCTGCTCACCAAAATCGAGGGCAGGCGGAAGCTCGTTCAGGAAGCCCTTGAACGCATCCACCAACGGCTGCTTTTCATCACCTTCGCCAAACTCCAGCGGCGCATCGGCCACGAAGTCCATGAAGGCCACCACAACGCCGGTCTGAGCTTTCTTGAGTTTGCCGCTGGCGGCGAGCCCTTCAGCAAAGTCCAGATGCGCGCCGTGGCGCTGCGCGGCGGCAGCTTCCCTGGCACTGGCATCCACGGCTGCAAGGCGAGTCTTGAGCTGGGCGTTTTCCGCCTCCAGCGCGGCGGCTTGTTCAGGGGTCACAAGGGTCTCCTGGTTGAGAGGGTCGGAAAAACTGACAGCGACCTCGGCAGGCGCCGTGTCGTCGGGTTCGGGTTTGTTGGCGTCTTCCTCGAGCGCAGCGACAGCCCAGTCGGAGATGACCGAGTCGGCCTTCTCCAGACCTTTCTCGCTGATAAACCAGTCGCGCAGGCGGCGCCACAGGCTGGCGTTGGTGCGGTCGGCCCAGTCGCCGAAGCAGACGATGCCTTCCTCGCTGTCGCCGAATTCGACCGGGCGCAAGCCTTTTACCGCTGGCGGCATGGCACCGAGAAAGCCGACATGGCGCAGGTAATAGACACCGGGCACGGGGTTGTTGGGCGCGGTGGGCTCGAAGAAGCTGGCGCTGATCTTCTTCCAGCGGCCGGCATCCACACCTTCGGCGAAAGCCAGATCGACCTGCTGCGGAGTGGCGAACAGATCGCTTGCAGCCGCCGCCATCGACTTGACCCAGCCATAGGCCGGCGCGTTGTGACGCGGGTGACCGATGACAATGGGAGCCTCGTGCTTGGCGGGATCGTAGGCGGCAGCCGACGCAGCCAGATCAGCAGGCGTCAGAGTGACCGTGCGACCGTGCAGGTCGGTGACGGTTCCAGACTTGAAGATGTGGAGCGGTTTGGGCGTAGTCATGACCGGCATGCTGGCGCCGATCACGGGACCGATCTTTTAATTTGCTTTAGAAAGCAACGGGGCCTTATGGCCCCGATGATCGATCAATAGAAGTAGCCCGTCGAACGTTTCCAATCGCGCGAAGCAAAACAAATGAACGCCACGACGAAAAACACCTCCAGTCCCCATTCAAACCATGTTGAGGCCCAGAAAGGGCGATCATAAAACTGAAGCATGAATTCGTCTGGGGCGCCGCCTCCACTCACGATGCTATCAAAAACACGCCACCAGAATGGATACAGCGCGGCAGAGAGGCCAGAGATAAGTGTTACGACAGATACCTGCGGTTGTATGGAATACCAAGCCCACAGCGCCAGCGCACTTAGCACTGCTGTGGGTACAGCCGCCCATAAAACAGTAAATAGGTCTGCACCTAGATTATGGGAAAGCCAGGCAACACCTAAGCCGAATAAAACCATTCCGATGGTAAACGCTTCTTTCATTCAGATTCCCCTACTGCAGTAATGGAACCTCAAGTCTATTACTGAACCCGAGAGGTGAAGTTCGCGGAAAACAGCCAAAAACCGCCTGTTTGTAACCGCTGTTATTCCATAGCCTGTCAAAATCCGGCAACAGCCCCTTTATAAAGGTTTGCAAAGCGCCAATCGCGCTCTTTTCGCGCAAGGGTTGCTTTGGGGACTCCAAAATGCACCACAGGCCGTTTTCAGCCGAGCCGCTTCACTGCAGGTTCTGCACGCTCGATGTGATGTTCGACGATATCAAGGAGGGTATGTGCGTCAGCCGATGAAACCCCCACGATCGGGCGCGCCGGGATGTCTCCCCACAAATGCGGATACTCAGATTTGAGCCCGCCGAAATGCATCATTGCGGCGTACTCCATGCTGGAGCCCCAGGCGAGTGTCGTATTGCTCGCTTGGTAGTGGATCTGGGTCGACAAGGCGCGGGATTCGCCGATCAGGGGCTTCTTGTTCATTGCCCGCTCCGCGCCCTTTTTGCTCAAGCGGCCAGTCTTGCTGTAGCTGCCACCAAATTTCGACAGATGCGCCAGCAGCGTGACTTGGCTATTCGGGGCCCAGCGAGATCCATCGGGCCCGGTGCTTGTCTGGAAGCGGCGCAGAGTGACGTTGACCATGGCTTCGCCCATATCCCGGTGCACCGGCAGCAGGTTCTGACCGAGGCGGTTCAGTCGCTCCAGGGCGGACAGGATTGCGCGTAGATCCCGAGGGTCGATGAAATCTTCCATGTACTGTCCTATACTGACTGTGAGTTGAGCGTCGTCACGCTGACGAACCCTTCGCTGCCTGGCAGCGATGATGAGGTCTAGCAGGGAGCGCGAGCCCTGCGTTCAACTCAACGCAAGCGGGTGTCAGGCTTTGGCCGGGCGCCCGTTTCGTTTTTGAAGAGGGTGAGAAAGTAGTTCTTTGCGCCATCTTTCGTGCGCTTGAGCGCAGCGCGGTAGGTGGCTTTGCCGATCGCGAGATACACCAGGCGCTCTTCTCCCTGGCGATACACCTCGCCCTCATCCAGGATGCGCTGCACTTGCAGGTAATCCGCCAAGCCGATTTCCGGATGCGCCTTGACGTGCGCTGCGAGGCTCTCCTGGGAGAGCAGCACTACCGGGCTCTCGGCACTGATCGCCGCCTGGTCTGCCGTGCGCAGCACGGCCAGTGGGAACTCACCCTGGATCTTGCCGCTGAAGAAGCGCTGCAGCACTTCAGAGCCGCGCAGCTTGTCGACCGAGAGGCGCGCGATCGCGTTGTCCGTCGTTTCGAGCTGCTGGATGCGTGCGGCCAAGGCGTTATCGGCAGCAGACTTTCCCGGAGCGTAGTTCCAGCCATACTGCACGCCGACCGGCAGCTGCACGACCTGGCCGGTGCGTGGCACCGTGTAGCTGTACGTGCCGTCTTCAGGGGCTTTATCCGGCCCGCCGGGCTTGAGCTCGCGGCGGCTGATGGATTCGACATAGCAGTGACAACCAAACGCCTGCTGGGGCCAGTGGATTTTGAACCACGGATCGCCGGCAGGCAGCTCAAGCCCGTTCCAGGACTTGTGATCCAATCGCGGATTGGGATTATCAAGATGCACATAGCGCCAGAACGGGCGGTTCTGCATCACCTCTGGCAGCGTCATCTGCTCCCAGCGGCCAGCAGAGTGGCTGGTGGCAAGATTGGTCTGGTAGATCACCCGGGTGCGCCAGGCGCGGCCCGCCGCGCTGCCTTCCCCTTTCCAGCCCGTCCATCCATGCTTGGTAACGATGCTCTCGAACTCATTGCGGAACCACCCCAGGCTCTTTCCTTCGTCGATCGCCTGCTGCATCGCCGCCTTGAAATCGCCGACCAGAGCAGCTTTCTGGGCACCGGCCACGATGAAACCGTGATCGTGTTCATCGCGCACGATGCTGTCCCACGCTTCGGAGGGCAGCGCGAGCTTGCGGCGAAAGAATGTCGACTGCTCATCAAACGCGAGCTGCACATCACTTGCCATCTGCTACCTCGGCACGCCCTTTGAGCTTCGCGCACGCGTAGCCAGCCGCCATCACGTCCACGAGCTCGGCTTCGTCAAGCTCGCCGAATTCGAGCAGCAGCATCTCTTGCGCCTGCGGCAAATTGCTTGCGCGATCGAGCACTTGACGGATGCGCTCGATCCAACCATCGACGACGGGCTGCGCGCCGTCGGCAAGCCGCTCGGCCAGCGCGGCGATGCCGATCGATGCGTCGGGTGTGGGCTCGGCAAACGACAGCGGCGCGGCGCCACCTGCCGGGGCTTCGGCCAGATCGCCGGGCTGCAGGTTGTAAGCCCGTGTGAAGTACTGCGGCGTGAAGTTGGCCCCGGCGCGCTTGAGCTTCTCGTCGCGGCTGGCCTGGACCTCGTCGACTTCTTCTTGCTCCCACATCTCGAAGACCGGGCGCGCCGCGTTCGCGCCCCAGTTCAGATCGACGATCCAGTCGATCAGGCGGTTGAACTCGGCCTCCACGATTTCTTTGTCGCCATCGCGGATGTCGCGGGTCACCTGGTGGCCAACAGCAGCGCTGGCCTTGTTGCTGGTGGCTTCGGTGGTCTGGTTCTGGCCGAGCAGCGCGATGGATACTTCGGAGCGGCAGAACATCAGCAGGCGCTCAAAGGCATCGGCATTGTTGGCGCCGTTGTTGGCTTCCTTGATATCTACCGTGGAATCGTCCGGGATCACGGCCACGGCGTCCTGAACCATGTCGTAGAGGCTGTCGAGCAGCTTATCGGCTTCGCCTTCGCCCGCATTGCGTGGCTGCTTGCCGATCACCCAGGGCTGGCCGTACTTCTCGGTGAACTTCACCCAGAACTTCAGGCCCCCCTTCTTGAAGGTGGTCGGCCAGAAGCACATCGAGAGGTCGGCAAAGCCGTAGGGGTTTTCGTAGGTGGCGTCCTGGCGCGGGATCAGGAACTTCTTGTCCAGGAGCAGCTCGCCCTGCGTCGAGTTCTCACGGGTGAGAAGGCGTGGAGCGTTGTCATCGTCGTATACGAACCAGTTGCCGGGCTTGCCGATGATGTCGACGGGCGCCTGCAGGCCATCGCGATAGCCCCACATCACCTCCAGCGGCTGGTAGCCGAAGAGCGGTGAGTTGAGCATTTCGGTGATGATGCTGGAGAGCGGCAGGCGGGCGAAGATGGCCTTCACGGCCTCGAAGACCTGCACTGAGGCTTGACCTTGCTTCACACCCTTCTCAAGCGCCTTCACGGAGGCCTTGCGACGACGCACGGCCCCGCCCACGGTGGAGTCGTTGCGCAGCTGGCCGTAGACCTTCTGGCTCTGGCCCAGCTCGCGCAGGATCGGATCCGGGTTGGGCAGGTACATGCCCAGGGCGTAGAAGTCGATCGAGCGGCCACGCGTGGCAATCTGCGCGGTGAGCGATTGATCCGGTTCGCCGAACTGGACGAAGTCGCGGTCGTTGATCCAGATGCCGTTGGCGCGAGTCATACAAATCCCTTGGTGAGCTGAGTGGCCATGCGGCGGCCGCGTGAGCGGACGCGGACAGGGCCTGATTTGATTTCGAGCGTGGCGAAGTTCGCCAAGGCACCGGCACCTGCGAAGTCGCCGTGGCGGTACAGCTCCGGATCTTTCAGATCCTGGGAGCGGGCCTTGACGATCATCGGGATGCCATCGACCTCCTCGATGGCGCGGATGTCCTGGTGCAGCGAATCGTCTTTAGGCATCGTGATCGTGCCGTCTTCGAAGAGCCCGACGAAGCGTGGCATCCAGGCGCCGTACCAGGCGCGGGAGAGCTTCACCTGCTCGATGACGCTGCGGCCGAATTCATCGGCCGTATCCTCCGCCAGCGTTTCGCCGCTGCCGGTGGCATCCATCGCGCCGCCCGAGAAACGCGGCAGGTGCCTGATTGCCCAGAACAGGATCTGCTGCTGCTGCCGGGTGGGCACACGGTGCATCTCAATCACGTAGGGCACATCGCGGTGGCGCGCCTGGTCGAGTGACATCGGGCAGAAGATGGAAAAGTCGCGGTGGCGTGCGTAGTCCATGCCGAAGAAGTGGCGCAGCTCCGGGTTCAGCAGCTTGGCCACGGGCGCCAGATTGCGATCGATCCAGTCTGCCACGTAGGCCTCGCGGCGATACACGGGCTGGTTGGCGAAATCGTCATCGAGCGCCAGGCGCAGCACTTCTCGATCCGGACGCATGGCGTCATCAATCCACACGCCGGGAATGCATACCCCGTTGCCATCGCGGGGGATGGCGTCCAGCTCTTCGCGCATCTGCGCCTTGCGCGGCCCGTAGGCATTGCGGATCTGCTTGTACCAGGCTTCCTTACCCTCGGGCGTGGGCGCCTCGCCTTTCATGAAGCACACGCGCTCGTAGAGCCCGTTTGCAACTGCATCATCGAAGGTGGCACGGAAGACGATGGCGTTGTCGCCGTAGCGGCCATCGCGGATGTCGGTGGCCATCTGGTTGAACGGATTGCTCTTGCCGTTGTGTGAGCTGATGATGACGATGCGCCCGCCCCAGATCAGTAAGGCGGTAGCGGCATCAAGCACGGCGGCCACGTCGCGGTGGAAGGCGGCTTCGTCGATGATGACCTTGCCCTGCAGGCCGCGCAGGCTGGCCGGATTGCTGGACAGCGCAACGATCTTGAAGCCGGAGGCGAAGCGGACCCGGTAGGCATTGATCTGGCGGGTGTTGCCGCGCTCGTCCTGGTCATCGAAAAGGAACTCCTCGATCTCGGACACACCGGAGGCCTGTGCCTCGGCGATCACGCGCGAGAACTTGGCGCAATAGCCGATGAATTCCAGGCCCTTTTCCTTGGTGTCGCCGATGTAGAACACGTCCATGCCGCCCGCGCTCTTCCGTGAGGCGGCGGTGATGACGGAATCCAGCGCCTCGGCGAAGGTGATGCCGGTGCGGCGCCCCTTCTCGCAAAGCTTGATCTGCGCCTGGATGGCAAGCCACTGCCCCTGATGCACCATCAAGATGCCTTCGGCGATCGGATTGAAGCCGAAGGGAATCTCTCGCGCACTGGGCGGCAGCTCGTCCCACTCGATGACGCGCAGCGTGCTTTTCGAAGGCTTGACGGCCGCTGCGCTCATTGCACGCCCAGGAACTTCTTGCGCCAGAAGAGAGCCTGCTCTTCATTCATGCCACCGGCCTGGACGGTGCGGTCTATCTCTTCGGCCTGCTCGGCGAGCAGCTTGCTACGGGCCTGCGCCTCAACTTCCAGACGCCACTTCTTCTGATTCACGCTGGCGCGAGAGAGCGTTGCGATGTTCTTCGCAGCGGCAGAGAGCAATCCGATGCGATCTTCGTTGCTCATGGCCTCTTCACCCGTGGCTTCCTGCAGGCTGACGATGGCTTCGAACATTTCGGATTGCACCAGGGCGATCACGCTTTCGGAGAGCACGTCCTGGTCATCGCCAGCGGCCTGTACGATCAGCTTGCTGGCCTCCACGCTGCTCTTTATTGCGGCCATGCGGCGCTCGATCTTCTGGCCGTGGCGGTGCAGCTGGCTTTTGCCGATAGACAGCCCTTTTTCGCGCACCAGATCCTGCAGCGCTTCGTAGCCGGCGAAGTTGTTCGCCACGATCTGCGCGTCGATCCACTCGCGCACGTCTGGCGGCAGCTGCTCGATGGCGCTGGGCTTGGCCATATCAGCCCCAATACTTCGCAGGCCGTGCGATGCCCGGCTCGACGTCGATGGTGTACTCGGCGATGTCCACGCCACAGCGCGTGAGCTTGCTCCACCAGCGGCCAGAGGGTTCCTTGCGCAGATCGACCAGCGTGCGCTCCTCCAGGTAGTCCAGCTGCTGGCGCACCTCAAGCGGGGTCACGTCCGGATATATCGAGCGCATGGTGGTCTGGATAACCTCTTCGCAGACCTCTTCAGGCCGGGCGTTGTAGAGCGCGAGAATCAGGTACCAGCGCAGCGATTCGCGGCGAATCTTGGCGGCGTCCATCAGGCACTTCCTTTCACAAGCTTCAGTTGAATGTTCTCGATGCGCGTGGCCACCGCATCGAGCTTGGCTTCGATCACTGTTTGATTGCGCACGTAGTCTTCGCGCCGCACATAGCTCAAGGGCAGCTCGGCACGCAACATGAGCAGCTGACGCTCAACGTCGAGTGCCTTGGCATGCCCATCTTCAAGCCCGGCAAATCGCGTATCGAGGCGCTTTTCGAACTGATCCAGCAGCACCTTGCCAAAGCCGCCGACCAGCCCGAAGAAGGCCAGCAGCAGCAGGATCAGATGCCAGAGCTCGAGCTGTACGCTCATACAAGTCCCCGTTTTTTGAGTGATTCGAATGCCGTTTGGCAGGGTGCGCAGCGAATGCAGCCGGGTTGTGCTTCGCGGCGATCGGGAGGGATTTCGTCGTCGCAGTCTTCACAGAAGAACGCGGCGGGCAGTTCGGTTTCGTGCTGGGCGGCTTCGGATTGGCGGCGTGCCCAATCCTCCAGCTCGCGATCCTGGGCAATGTCTGCCGGGTTCAAGGTTGTTTCCCCTCGTGAAAATCGATCAGGGCGTTGACGCGCTCGGCGCACTGGCTGTAGCGGGTGCGGGCATCTGAGATCCAGAGGCCGACGTCGGTATCGGAGGCAGCTCCAGCGGCATCCGCTGCAGCAGATAGGCCGGCGGTGCCGGGCACACTGCTGGCGCGACTACCGGCCTCGGCGCGGGCATTGAGCACGCGCACAGCATCAGCAGAGAGGCACACGCGGCCAGTGGTAAGGCGTTTGATTTCACGGTCTGTCTCCGATTTATGGGCGGCGAGGTCCGCCTCGGTAGCCTGCAGGCGGCGGGTGATTTGGTCGCCCAGGATCTGAGATGCCTGCAAGCGCGCCAGGCTGTCTTGCGTAGCTTCGCGGGCGGCATCGGAATAGCTTTGATGCAGCGTGGCGACCTCGGCCACACGGCGATCGCTCTCCTGCTCGATGCCTACGAGCCAACCAGCAACACTGGCGGCGATCAGCAGGCAGAGTATCGCCAGGGCGGCGTAAGCGCGGGCAGCGGGCGTGTTCAGCATGATCCAGCCCCCCATCCCGCAGCTTCATAAAGCGGCTCGCGCACCTGCAGGATCAGACGCGGGTAGGCGCGGTTTTCCCTGAAGGCCGCAGTCGAGCGCCCCGAGTTGAAGCGCTCGACCCCATCAAACCAGCGCATATGCAGATCGGCAGAGACCGGCCCCTTACCGGTCGCCGATGCCGCAAGACGCTGATCCTTGTAGAGCCATCCCAGCCCGCCGTTGTAGCTGGACAGCACCATTGCCATGCGCTGGCAATCGTCGGCTGCGCGGACGCGATCCCACAGCCAGAGGTCATAGGTCACCAAGGCGCGCAATGCCCATGCCGGATTCATGGCCCCCACCGGGGCGCTGCTGCCACTGGCCAGCGCCCCGGAGACGGGCTCGCGGGAGGTGTTCAGTTGAGGGTTGATCCATGCCTCAGTCGTCGGCATGAACTGCGCCAGCCCACGAGCACCCACTGGGCTGACCGCATTCGGGTTCCAGCGGGATTCGGTGTGGATCTGCGCGGCAAACGTCGCGACCGGCGCATCCAGCCCCCACACCAGGCGCGACTGTCGGGTGAGGTCGGCGCGGTAGCTGTGCGCGGCGCGAGGGATCGATTCAGCAGCCAGGGCACATCCCAAGACAATGGGCAGCCAGAGCATTGCAATCGCGCAGAGCGCGTAGCGGGCGGCGCGGCGCATCACGCCCCCAGTGCCAGGGCCAGCACCACAGCCGCAACAATGATCGCGCGGGCCAGCACTGCGGCGGCAAATGCAATCGCGTTATCCGTGCCAACAGCCTGAGGAGGCCCCTCACGGCCGGTCGCGTCAGACCAGGGGGTCGTCAGGAAGTAGTCGGGCCGGTAGTCGCGAAACACGCCACGCGAGGCCCAATAGCCGAGGTAAACACCCCAGATCACCAAGAGTGACTTGAAGCCAAAAACCGCGCGAAGCTGGCCGAAAGAGAGCGCCAGGGTGACCGCAAGCACCAACCCGCCGAACAGCCAGCCGGCCATGCGGTGTGTGAATACAGGGGTTACGCGGGGAAGAAACCGGCCGGCGAATGCCGCCAGAATAGCGAGGAAACGAGTAAGCATGAGCCGCTCCGGAAGATGAACAACACTGAGTCATCAGTGTGCCCAGCGCGCTCCGGAGCGGCTTTTAATCCACTTTAAAGATTGAGGCGGTGTTAGTGGGAGGCGCCACCCGAGATCTGCCTCTCAATCATCGCCAGCATGGATTGCTTTTCTTCTTCGGACTCGTGACCCCAACAGATGTCTTCATGGGTGCCATCTGCCTTGAACACGCGCAACGTGCCCTTAGGCGCGTCGCCGGCCCGGATGCGCTTCGCAAGTTCCATGAGTGCTTCGCTGCACTCTTCTTGATAGAGCTGGCGCAAAGCATCCGGGATACCATCCAGATCAGTCATGAGAGACATGGACGTACTGCCCGCCAAGCCCTTTGGGAGGCTCGACAAACCTGGCGCTGGTAGTTCGGGTTTCGCCGACAGGGATCAGGCCGACAACGGTACCATCGTCGCGCATTGCAAATACGGCTACACGATAGACTATGTCAGGTCGTCCGTCCCCTGACGGATGCGTGAAGAACCATCCGTCAGCCGGGGTGAAATTTGAGTAAGCCATGATTACCTTTCGTGTTTCTTGAATATTTTTCTGACTCAAGTCGGGCTTGGTCAAGTCCCTACTTCATTCGCGATATGCGGCGCACAAAATAATACTCGCCATCGGTTTCGAAGGAAAAATCCCCCACTTCCTTAGAAGCTGAGCGTGGGTTGATTTCTACGCCTTCCTTGATCAGGGCGCTAGCCAGCGCCGGAGCTTCAGTCACAAACTTGCCCAGCACTTGAACAAAGAGCTTGTGGCAGCGGGAAGCAGGGTCAAGCGGGTGAATCCGATCACCAGCCTTGTTGTAATCGCTACAGTTCCAACCGACTAGATCGGCATCAGCCTGATCGTTGCCGATGACTTCGAGCTTGTTCATATCGCTGCCCGATATCTGCCAGACCTGCTTGAGACGACCGTTCCCACCAACGGTCTGTTTGGGCGCTCCGTAAAACGGCAAGCCTGCAGCCACAGCTACCGCATCAATCTGACGAACAATCAACTCGGGTTTGGGGGCCGCGGACGCAGGAAGTTCAGGCCCTTTGCAAGAAACCAAAACCAGCAGAGAGGCGAGCAGATACAGGAAATGGGAGTTCATGACACACTCTCCCGATTAATCACGCAGTCATTATCTAGAATCCAGATTCTCCTGGCTCGACTAGCAACTTTTCGCGGCCACAATACAAACCTGCATGCCAAATAGATCGAACTTAGGTAAGTGAGACCCGTCGCGTAAAACCAGACTGTCTTTTCTATCGACAAAGGCGCTTCGTGAAGGGCCATGAAGAAGCCCCAGCTCATGAAAAGCAGACTGGCAAAACCCACAAACCCCCACCATACGACGGCTTCGTACAAGGGGGTTTTGAACTTCGGTTCCGCATCTTCCCGGCTCCACCCTAGCGCCCCATAGCGCCACGTACGTCCCAGTTCTCCGCAGGTGAAGCCTCGCTGCTCCATCAGATATTCAAGCCATTGGCGAGCCTCTTTGCAGCATTCAACCCCCAGCGCACGCTCGAATTCTTTCTGCTTCTCCCATTCTGTTCGTGGCCCGGCCATATTCACGATGGTATCCACGCGCATTCCGACTGGCCCGTAATAGTTCTCGGCAGATCCTCCAGCTTGCGTCATTTCTTCTTTTCTCCAAGATCAAACGAAAACGTGCCTCCACTGATCGTTTGGACGGTCTGCCCAACAGGTGCATTAAAGGTCTGAGTTTTTGATGGCTTCGCAACGACTTTAGCCCCTGCCATGGCAGCTGCTGCTGCGGTAATCGCTGCGCGCCCATCCGCAGAAGCTTGCCGGAAGTAGCCCAGCAGAGCGACTTCATCCGGCCCCAATGCCGTGCTTCCCACGTCACTTCGACTGCCCGTGAGGATGAAAACAACATCCACGCCAATAACAGCTATCGCCGACAGGTATTCAGCCGAAGGCGAGCGCTCATCCGCTTCGTAGTTGATCTGAGCGCGCTTTTGCACGCCCCCAACCTCTCCAAAAGCCACTTGGCTCAACCCGAGCCGCTCGCGCTCTTCACGCAGGCGCTTACCGATGGTGTTCATACGTGCGCTTTTATGTTGACAGGTGTTCATACGAACACCTATAGTTCTATCAACGTTCGATTTCGACAGCCGACAAACAGACGAAACGAACTTACGTAAAACCGAAAACCGAACTCCGTCAGCGACCAAGGACTAGTTATGACCGAATCCGAGATCCGTGCCCTCCTGAAGAAAAAGAACGCAACCATGACTGCGGTTGCCGACGCGGTAGGCGTATCGGAGACATCTGTTCGCCGTGTGATCCGGGGAGAGTCCAAATCCCGCCGCATCGCCAACACCATTGCCCTGTTTCTTGGCGTGCGCCTTGAGGATCTCTGGCCCGGGGCATACCCGAACGCCTACAGCCGCCGCAGTCCGCAAGACGTCTGCCGCGAGATCAAAGCTGCGGCCATGCGTGCGAACGCCGAGAGAGCCGCGTGATGTGGCCATTTCAGACAATCACCCACGCTGAACAGCGAAAACTTCCGGCCAAATCCGACGTGCTGCGGCTGTTGAATGGATGTTCTCTCCCGTCATCGCTAGTAGCACCGCACGCCAGATTTGATCCGTTTTCGGGGGAACCCATAGCTGTGGATCCGACTGGTCGAGCATCTGACGCCAAGCCTTCGTGTAGTGCGCCCAGCGAGAGAACAAGGCAATGAGTGTGTCTGGGGACAACTGCGCGCGCAGCGCGCACACGGCATTGCCGTCCTCAGCCTCTGCCATCGCGATGAGCACATGGTCGACACGGGATGCCTCTCGATCCACGAGCATTGCGAAGGCGTCTGGCGCTATGCCGATTCCAAATGCTTCGAGCCCCGCGCCTGGCGGCAGCAAATCACGGATCAGTGCATCTGAAATGCCTATCCACCGTTCGATTTCTTCTCTGCGACTCATCTCGATCACCCGCGTATCCACCAGATACCCGGATTCTACGCAACGCAAAAAGATTGCGCCCGGTGCAATAGGGCTTTTTGTTTGGAGACACTGAAATGTCATTGAATCCAAGTCGTGCGCGTTATTGGAAGCGCCGTACTCCCACCAGCCTGCGTCAGGCGGTAGATGAATCCATCGAGTACTTCAAAGAGGCTGCAAATGGTTCTGTAGACCGACTTGCAGAGCGTATGGGGTACAGCTCGGTGTGGTCGCTCTACAAAGACCTGGCTGATCTGAAGCTGCGTATCCCGCAGGTGAAGGTGTTCGAGCATGCGTGCGGCATTGATCTGATCACGCGTTATTACGCGGCGAGTGCCAACCGGATTTCTATCGAGATCCCGGTGGGGCGCACTGCCGGGGCAGACAGCATCCAGGCATTGCAAGCAGCGATGACTGACGCGGCCGGAGCATTGCTGAAGTTCTATGCCGAGCAGATGCCTGCAGATCGCGCACTGGCGGCTGTGAATGATGCGATGCAGGAGCTTGCATGGCACCGCGTGAATGTGGCCAAGCATGCACAGCCAGAGCTGGAGTTCTGAGATGCCAGTGACTGCACAACCCAAAGAGAGCAACGCCGCCGTGCGCCGCGTGTGCCGCATCGCCCGGATTCTGCAAGGGCGGGCACTGACCGGGCTGGCGCTGGCGGAGATTGCCAAATCGCTCGGGGAGCCGAACGCCAGCACGGTGCTGCGCACGCTTGAAGCGATGGCGGAAGAGTCGATGGTGATCAAGCTCGACTCGGGCCGGTGGGCGCTGTCGATCCTGATGCTGCAGATCGCAGTCGCGCACGAATCAGAGGTGAATCGCATGGGCACCCGCCTCGCTGAACTTCGCCAGCGGGTTAACGCTGGCGCCAACTGAAGGGGAATTTCATGGCAGGACGTAAGGCCGCAGTGGCCGCAGCAGTAGTGGAGACAGGCTTTGAAGGCAAGGATCGGGAGTTGCTCGGCGAGCAGCGCAGCGCAGCCAATCACAGCCTCGCTGTGATTGGTGGCAGTCGCGAAATCGCGCCCTACAACCGCGAGGAGGTGATGGCACAGATCCGCAGCCTGATGGATGCCGGGGCACGCGTGATGCTGCAGCTCGGCGAGCTGCTGATCACGATGCGCGAAAACGAGCCCAAGGGTGCATTCACTGATTTCATCTCCAGCGCAGGCATGGATGAGCGGACGGTATTCCGGCTGATGCAGACGGCGCGCAAGTTTCGGCTGGGCATGGACGCTGAACAGCGCGTGGCGTTTGAAGGTGTCGGCCGGGGCAAGCTCTATGAGCTGCTTGTGCTTGATGACGAAGAAGTCAGCGAGCTTGCCAACGGCGGCACAGTCGCCGGGCTCACGCTCGACGAGATTGACACCATGTCGACCAGCGAGCTGCGCCGCCAGCTGCGCCAGGAGCGCACAAAAGCCAAGGCCGATCTTGAGACCAAAGACCGCCAGATTGCGGCCAAGAATGAAGTACTCGACCAGCGCGAAGCGGAGCTCGACAAGCTCACCCACGGCGGGCGGGATACCGAAAAGCGGCTGGCCGCAGAACGCGAGCAGAACGCGATCAAGACATTTCAGGACGCGTCGCTTGTCCTGCTGGGCGCGATCCAGAAGTTTGACTTGGCTGTGGCCGACTGTCTTGTCGAGCAGACGGAATCGCGCGTGACGCTCGCTGAGCAGACGCTGACCTGGCTGTTCCAGCGCATTGCGCAGGTCGCGACAGATCGCGGCATGCCGGTCGATTTCGCCGCCATCGTTGATCCGCTGTCGCTGAGCGCGGAGGGCTGAGCGTGGACATGGCCGCTGTTGTTGAACTCGATCTGCTGCGCGAGCTGGCTGCACGCCTCGCGGCGGCGAAGTGGGGTGAGAAGGATCAGATCATGGCAGATGCACGCCGGGCGCTGAACGCCAGCAACAACACGATCTATGCCCGGTTGAAAGCGCTCGGGCTCTACGACAGCGGCCGCAAGCAGCGCTCTGACGCTGGGCAACTGTGCATCGGCGAAGACGCCGCACTGCGTGCCGCTGCGCTGGTGCATCTGGGTACGCGTGCCAATGGCAAGCGCACCTACAGCCTGAAGTCAGCGACAGATACGCTGCATGCGAACGGAATGGGGCGGATCGACGAGGAGACAGGCGAAATCCTGAAGCCCTCACCAACGACGCTGGCCCGCGCGATGCGGCAGTACAACTGCCACCCGGAACAGCTGGAGGCAGGCCATCCGGCATTGGCGATGCGCAGCCTGCATCCGAACCATGTGTGGCAGATCGATATGTCGGTAGCGACACTGTTCTACGCGCCCAACGGTGGCATCAACGGGATCCAGCATCTGGACGATGCCGAGGTCTACAAGAACAAGCCCGATGCCATCGCCCGTGTGCAGAAAGACCTCTGCACGCGCTGGCTGGTCACCGACCACTGCTCGGATGCGTACTTCGTGCGCTACATGGCGGGCCACGAGGATGCGATGTCGTTCATCGAGTTTTTCCTCGAAGCCATTCAAGCACGGCCGAACGGCGAGCCCATGCACGGCGTGTGCTTGATCCTTGTGATGGATGCGGGGGCAGCCGGTCGCGCTGCAGTCGCGCGCAATCTGCTGGAGCGCCTGGGCATCCGAGTGATCATTCACAAGGTCAAGAACTCACGCGCCAAGGGCGGCGTTGAGGGTGGGCACAATCGCTGGGAGACGGTTTTCGAGAGCCGCTTGGCACTGTGGCAACCGGCGAACTTGGACGAGCTCAATGCCAAGGCCGACATGGTGCGCCGTGCGCACTGCTCGCAGAAAATCCACACGCGCCACCGCATGACACGCTATGCCGCGTGGCTGCGCATCCGCGAAGACCAGCTGCGCCTGGCGCCGAGCATTGAGCTGTGCCGCGAGCTGGTGACGACAGGCGAGAAGGAACGCACGGTTGATGACCTGCTGCTCATCAGCTACGCCGTGCCGGGCTTCGGCTCGAAAGATTACGACCTACGTCACATCCCTGGCATCGCAATTCGAACGAAGGTGCGCGTGGTGGTCAATCCGTACCGGGCACCGGCCATCGATGTGCTGATGCGCGGCGAAGACGGTACCGATACCGCCTACACCGTAGAGCCTGCGGCCAAGGATGAATGGAACTTCCTCGAAGCCGGAAACGTGTGGGGCGAAGAGATCCGTGCTCTGCCCGAGAGCGCCGCAGAAAAGCAGCTCAAGCGCATCAACAAGCTGGCTTACGGCGTGCCGACGCAGGCCGAGGCCGACGCAGCACGCAAGGCGCGAAAGAACGCTTTCGAGGGCGAGATCAACCCCTTCGCGGATTTCGAGCAGGCCGTGGTGCCGCAGTACATCCCGCGCCGGGGCGCTGAGCATGCCGTGAGCGCTGCCGCCCGCGAGCTGCCGCCGGTGCCGCTGGTGGAGGCGGTGCGACAGCGCAAGGCGAACGGCGACACGCGCCCTGATCTGTACGCATTGCTGCAAGCGGAATTCGGCGCAGAAGTGCCGGCGTCAGCGCAGTTTGACGCCATCGAACAACTGCGTGCTGGCGTCCCGATGCGGGCCGCTGGCGGGCAGAAGTAGTGAGTTTGCGATTGGGTGCAAGTTGGCCCTATCGGCAATTTATGAGCGGCGGTAGCCGCGAATGAAAACGCCCCGCTGACTGCAATCAGCGAGGCGTCGGCGGCCCCTGCAAGGGCCATGTGCAATACAGCGACAGGAGAAGTCTAGATGAAACGAGTTCATCAAACCAGCGGGAGGCTGAACCATGGCCACCGCAGCTGATCAAGAAAAGTATTGGGAGAAACCGTTCATGCCTTTGAAATTGCGCGCTGCGCTGGGCCGCATCGGTGTTTCACAGATCGATTTCGGCAAATCGCTGAAGCAGACAACGGGCAAGCCCCTCTCTGAAACCTCGATCTCGCTCTGGCTGGGGCGTGGATTCTGGCCCAAGCGCACGCCTCGCACCTGGCTCGAAGAACAGACGCGCCAATTTCTGCGCGGTCAGTCTTCGCCCGATGCCAATGCATCGGATCTGTTCGAGATTGATGACGAACGCGTTTCTGACCGGGCGCCCATCGTCAGCGACATCGTCGCACAAGGCGCCCGGCGCAAAACCAAGATCGTTCCCGACGAAATTTTCGACTATTACATGGAGCCCGTCATGCTGACACCCGCTGCTCGCCGTCATTTCAAGCTGTTTCGTGACCCGTTCGGCGCAGACCCGGAGTGCGCAGAAGATGTATTTCGTGGGCCGGATCAGCAATTTGCTGCGGAGTCTGTCTGGGAGGCAGTGCGCAACTCGCGCCTCTTTGCCCTGGTCGGCGAATCCGGCAGCGGCAAGACCACGATCATTGACGACTTCTACGACCGTATGCGTCGCGAGGCACTCCCCGTGCGAGTGATCGCCCCCAGGATGACTGACAAGAAGCGCATGACAGCACGCGGCGTGATGGAAGCAATCGTCAGTGATATGGCGCCCGGCGTGACGCTTCGGGCGAGCACCGAAGCGCTGACGCGCCAGGCACACGATCTGGTCGCGCATTCTGCAGAAGCCGGCATGCATAACGTGGTGCTGTTTGAAGAGGGGCATGATCTTTCGATTCACGCACTCAAACAGCTCAAGCGCTTCCACGAATTCAAGACAGGCTGGAAACGGCTCTTGTCTATCGTGCTGGTCGCACAGTCGGAGCTGCTGATCACGCTCGGTGAGCATGCGACAGATGAAGCGCGCGAAGTTGCGCGCCGGCTGGAGGTTGTCCAGCTACTGCCGCTCGATAGCGAACTCGAGGGCTACGTAGCGCACAAGCTTGTACGGGCCAATGGCTCGGCGGAGGCGATCTTCTTGCCTGATGTTTATGACGCCGTGCGCGCCCGCTTGTTCAGCATCGTGAAAGACGGGCCGAAGAGGGGCGAGCGCGTCTCAATGGTGTACCCGCTGCTGGTCAACATCCTGCTGGTCAAGGCGCTGAACACAGCAGCAGAGCTCGGTGCTTCCAAAGTCGACGCAGCGATCATCAAGGGGTGCTGAGATGACGGACACAAAAATGCAGCCTCCCACTTGGGGGGACCGGATCTACGTGCATGTGCTGATGTTCGCGCTCGGTTTTGCGACCTCTATGCAGTTCGGCACGGATGACGCCCGCAATGCAGATGACAAGGTGCGCTACGCAATGGAGGCCGTTGAGCACGCACACAAGCAGATCGACACGCTCAAGGGCTGCACGCTCGAAACGTCGGCATCCGCAGTGGAGGTGAGCCATGCGCAATGATTTGGTCTTGGCCCAGATCCGCGATGTTGAAGCTGCGGTAGGGCACATGTTCGACAAAGGAATCGAGGTCGTATCGATACACATCGGCCCTGTCAATCTGCCGCCCGTTATCCGCGTAAAAGCTTGCGACTGGACCGACTCGCTGCGTGCAAAAGCAGAGCCTTGCGTGATCTTTGGCGAGATGCGGGTGCAGATGGTCCATTACGAACTTTCCTGGGCAGAGCCCGCAGATGGCAACGCGTCACCCATGGCGCGCGTGGATGACGCTCGGCCGTCAATCGTGGGGTTGATGTGATGACCAGCGCATCTACTTCGAGGCTGCACAAACAGATGTTCTTGATCGGCCTGCGCACGGCGCACAGCAAAGGCGAAATGGAAGCGCTGATCGAGAAGCACTGCAAGCACCTGACCCCAGCTGATCACACCGACGCACGCGCCGCGCTTGCGCAGCGTGCGGCTGAACTTTCACCCAATCAACCGAAGGATTCGAAATGAACCACGAGAATTCAAATGTGCCGGACGGCTACATGCGCAATGCGCTTGGCCATCTAGTGCTGCTCGAAGACGTTCGCGAGCAGGATCTTCTGCGCGATCAGGTAGCCAACAGCCTTGTTAACGAAGCGCTGGAAATCAATGCACGCCTCAAAAAATTCAAGACGCGCGCACTCACGGATATTGAAGATCTGATCCGCATTGCTGCTGAGCGCTACCAAGTCACCCTGGGGGGCGAAAAAGGCAATGTTGAGATCATGACGTACGACGGTCGCTATAAAGTCGTCCGCTCCATTGCTGAGCGGATCGCGTTCACCGAAGAATTGGAAGCTGCCAAAGCGCTGATCTACGCATGCGCAGACCGTTGGTGCAAAGGCGCCAATCCGCATGCCCGCATGCTTGCCCAGCGCGCATTCCGGACGAACAGACAGGGCGAGATCAGTATTTCTGCGGTGCTTGATCTGCTGAGAATGGAAGTCGACGACCCGGAATGGAAGCGTGCCACCGATGCGATCAAAGACAGCATCCAGGCTACGGGCAGCGCGACGTATGTGCGCATTTATCAGCGCGTAGGGAAGAGCAGCACCTATGTCGCAGTCCCGCTGAACGTGACGGGGGTGTGAGACATGTGGCTCAAAAATATCCAGCTCTACCGCCTGCCCAAGCAGTGGGATATGAGCGCTGATCGTCTCGCCGAGCAGTTTGATCGCCTGCGCTTCCAGTCGTGCGGCAGCCAGGATCTTTCCAGCCAGGGCTGGGCACCAGTGGTGAATGAATCACTGGTGCACAGCGTTGGCGGACAGTGGCTGATCGCCCTGGGCATTGAGCAGCGTTTGCTGCCGGCGGCGGTTATTCGGCAAGAAGTCGAAACGCGCGCGGCATCATGCGAAGCCGAGCAAGGCTTCAAGCTCGGCCGTAAGCAGCTGCGGGAACTCAAGGAATCGGTGATGCAAGAGCTTTTGCCGCGCGCCTTCACCCGACGTCGCAAGGCCTACGCCTGGATCGATCCAAAAAATGGCTGGCTCGCCATCGATGCTTCGAGCCGCAGTGCAGCCGAGCCCTTCATCGAAGCGCTGCACAAAGCGATCGACGAGCTGCCGCTCAAGCTGCTGAACACCGAACGCAGCCCGTCTGCCGCGATGACCGACTGGCTTGCCGGCAACGAAGCACCGTCCGGCTTCACGATTGATCAAGACGCAGAGCTGCGCGCAGTGAGCGACGACTCAATTGCCGTGCGCTACATGCACCACGACCTGGCCGGCGAGGAGATCCGCGATCACATCGCAGCCGGCAAGCAGGCGAACAAGCTCGCCCTGACGTTCGACGACCGGATCAGCTTCATCCTGACCGACAAGTTCGAAATCAAACGCGTGCAGCCGCTCGACACGCTCATCAAAGCCGAGGGCGATGCCAAGACCCGCGAAGAGCAGTTCGATAGTGACTTTGCATTGATGACCGGCGAACTCGGCAAGCTCTTCCCGGCGCTGCTGGATGCGCTGGGCGGCGAAATCACGACAATTTAAGGGGCTGCGATCATGAAAAAACGGTATGTGTTTGATGCTGGGTTTAGTGACATCAGCGTCACGCTGGATATTGATCTGGACGTGCTCACGCCTGAGCTGGCGACGATGATCAATAACTTCTGGGGCGACGCGGAATACGTGCTCAGTGCTGCTGACGGTTACGTCATTGAAGCGGTCGCGCGACGCGCGGCTTCCGTATTTATCAACGCGGCGTTTGAGGGCTGCAGCAACGAAGAAGCTCAAACCAGCCTGGACGAATCTGAAGGTTGGCCGCCGGCGGGTGAGAGCGGCATCAGGCTTGTGGCGTTCGATATCCCTGACACCTGCGCAGATCAGCTTGATCTGCGCTCAGTTGATACGGTGGAGGACTGATCATGTCCTCAATCTGCAAAGTTAAAGGGTTCCCAGCAGGGGGCGTGGGCGTCTGCCGCAAAGTGAAAGTCGGCATGGAGTTTTGTGGCTCCGATGCCACGTGCGAGCACAAGCAGGCTGTGCATCAAACCATCGCGCTAGAGGATCACGGCCAGGACTTTTTGGAGTGGGATCTTGATGCCGACGGCAACATCATTGCGTGTCGTCCCGCTCAAGGATGGCTCTGGACGCAGCGGCGCGTAATCAATCACAGCCAGCTCGTCAGTGGTGGCAGTTGCGTTGTCCAGAGCCCGGATGGCACTCAGCGGATCTTGAATTACCCCGTTTGGGCAATCCGGAAGGAAGGTGCGTGATGGTGAGTATCGATCAACAGCGCGCTATGGCGTCACGGGGTCTCAAGCCTGCGCATGTGCTGGCGCAGCATCGCCCCTGCGGTGATCGCCTGAAGTATATCGGTGGCTGCCGCTGCGCCGAATGCCGCCGGGCTAACACCGAGTATGAAAAGGCTCGCGCAATCGCTCGCAAGGCTGGCGACTGGAACGGCAACGTTTCGGCCGAACGGGCACGTAAGCATCTGCATCAGCTCTCGCTGCGGGGGATTGGCCGCAGGACCGTCCAGGCCGCTACCGATATCGCCGATACGATCCTTGTGTCGATCATGAACGGCAGCAAGATTCAGATCAGGGCGCGCACCGAGCGCCTGATCCTGGCAGTCACAGAAGACTGCAGGGCAGATCACGCTCTTGTCTCGGCAGATGATTCGTGGCGCCTGATCCGTGAGTTGCTGGAAGCAGGCTTCACACGTGCTCGTATTGCCAAAGAGCTGGGCAACAAGACTCCAAATCTGCAGCTCTCAAAGGCTCAAGTCACCGTCCGCCATGCAGCCATGATTGAGCGAATTCATGCTCGGCTGATTCAGTCGGATGAGGCGCTGGTCTCTGCGAGCGCCACGTGGGCCCTGATCCGCGATTTACGTTACGAGGGGTTCCTTGACCCGCAAATTGCCCGCGCAATCGGCATGGACGATGGTGTCCTGAAGATCGCGTCCGGAAAGATCACACGCGATCTCGCCAGCAGGGTCGAGGCCGCTTATCGGACGGAGGATGACTCAATGAGTGGCAAGCCCATAACCGACGCTGAAAAGCAGGCAATCCTGCAGGCCAGCATCCTCAACATCGGTCGCCTGATCCCGGAGGGAATGCAGGTTACCTTCACGCGTGATCCTGGCTGCGCCTCAATGCTGGAAATGACCTATCCGAGCGGGATGACGACTCACGCGCTGTTCCGCAACTACGCACCGATCTACCACGTGCTTGAAGTGCCCGTCGAACAATGGTTTGAAGCCAAGGGAGAACCGCTGTGACGCAAACCGCAACTGATCGCGCCCGTTTGATCAAGTTGATCCACGTGGGCCGCCGCGAGCTGAGCATGGATGAGGATACGTATCGTGCAATCCTCAAAGACAAAACCGGCCATGACAGCGCCGCCGATTGCAGCGACAAGCAGCTCGAGCGCGTCCTGGGGCACCTCAAAGCTGCTGGGTTCAAGGTCAAAGTGTCTGCCGCAACGGGCGCCCAGCGCAAGGGCGGCAGCCGCGCACTGGCAGACGATGATCAATCACGCATGATCCGGGGCATTTGGCTGGAGCTGTACGGCATGGGCATCGTTCGCGATCCGTCAGAAGCCGCGATGGCCAGCTTCGTTTGCCGTCATACAAAAATCGAGGCACTGCAGTGGCTGTCGACAAAACAGGCCAGCAGCGTGATCGAGCATCTGAAAAAGTGGCGTAACCGGATCCTGACCGAACGCATCCGGGCGTTGTGGCAGGCGCTGGGCCTGTCGCTCAACCCGAGCCTGTTTGAGCTTCCCGCGCACCAGGAGCGTTGCCTGGCGGTCGCCGAGGCTGCTCTCGGTGCTCGCGTCGATCCTGCGCAGCAAAGCCAGGAGCGCTTCGATCAGATTCTGCGTGCAGCGGCGCGGACCCAGCAAGGCGCTGCGTGATGGATCCCGCGCACAAGATTCCCGAGCTGCTGACCGACCTCGCCACTCACGCATGTGAAGTCGCCGGTCAAATGCTCGGTATTCCGAGAGACGCGGCCGAGCATCTGGGCATAGAGGTCGCCCGCAAGATGGCCGACCACTGGGGTGGCCAGCACATCTATATTCCGAAGGGCGTGTCGATGATCGCCTCGCAACGCGACCGAGTGATCTTTGACGAGTTCAATGGTCACAACCATGCAGAACTGGCGCGCAAGTACCATCTCTCAATGATCTGGATCTACAAGATCATCAGGACAGTTCGCGCACAAGAAGTAGCCCGCAGACAAGGCGGGCTATTTGACGGACCTATCGACGATTGAAAGGGGCCGGATCCCTCCGGCACCCATTGCGTGGGACGCAAAAGAATTACAGAACTTGTCCCGTAAAATCCCAGGCTGTCCCGCCTCATCCCGGATTTATCCTGCACCACCCCCGGTATTTATCCTGTTCTCCCTCAACATGAAAAAGCCGGGCCGTGTGCCCGGCTTTTTCATGTTTGTTGAACGCTGTCGGGTCACGACTGCGTGTATTGGTGTATCGCGTAAAATTCAGCCATGAGTCGATATTTCGCAATCGTTCCTGCTGCAGGCAGTGGCAGCCGGATGGGGGCAGAGCGCCCGAAGCAGTATCTTGCGCTTGCTGGCATGCCTGTGATCTGGCATGCCTTGGCTGCGCTGTGCGCGGTTCCGCGTATTGAACGCGTTGTCGTGGTGCTGTCTCCGGAAGATGGATGGTGGCCTTCCTTTGACTGGCAGCCGTTGGCCCACCGCTTGCAGGTCTTGCATGCGGGCGGCGAGACGCGTGCGGCAACGGTAGGCAACGCCCTGCGCGCGATGGAAAGTGAGTTGGAGCAGGACGATTGGGTGCTGGTGCATGACGCGGCGCGGGCTTGCCTGACGCCTGGGCAAGTGAATACGTTGATTGATGAACTAGTGGACGACACTGTCGGTGGGCTGCTGGCGCAACCTGTGGCCGATACGCTCAAGCGTGGTGACGGAGCTCAACGTGTAGTGCAAACGGTTTCACGCGAGGCGATGTGGCAGGCACAGACACCGCAGATGTTCCGGCTGGGATTGTTGCTGCGCGCAATGGCAGAGGCTCCGGCAGTGACCGACGAGGCTAGCGCAATCGAGGCACTCGGTCTTGCGCCGAAGCTGGTGGCGGCTGATGCCATGAATTTCAAAGTGACTTATCCGCAGGATCTTGCTTTGGCTGAGTTGATCCTGCAAGCGAGGAGCAAGGCATGA